TGTTTTTCTGCCAATGAGATGTGGTAGCTATGGGTGAGTTTAGCGAGATTCATTTTTCAATACCTCACGCACGATTGCGATACGTTCTACAATGTGTTTTGCGACATTCCAGTGTTCTACATTGAAAGTAGAGCGGAATTTATTCTTTGACGGCGTGAAGACATTTAAGAACCAAGGAGAAAACAGATTAAGGCTGCTTCGTGATAAGTCTGAGAGGTCAGGAAATATTACTTTCTCAAACTCCCATACTTCCAAATCTTTACCGTCATAGTTCAGAGAGAAGACTGTGCCATCATTAGCAGCTCTCCAAGTCTTTACAATCAAGTGCTTACCGTCAAGTTTGGCTTTGCTGGTCTTGACCTTGATTTTAGGGTTTTCGAGAACACCAGTTTTCAGCCAGTCGATAGCATTCTTAAAACCGATACAGTAAGCAGGTTGCGCGATATCACCTACGAATTGCAGAAAAAGAGGGGTTTTGTGGTCAGTGTCGTAGTGAGTTAGCTGAACTTTGCGATTTTCAAATTGTACATAATCATCAAAACCGAGCTTGGCAAATTTAACTGAAGTGTCATAAGTAGTCATAATTTTTCTCCAAAACAGTTGGGCAGAAAAGGGAGGGGAATTAAGGGTAGCCCCTCTCTTTAGGGATGTTAGTAGGTCAATCGAATACGCTTTATACCATCCTCTTTTTCGAGAGTGAAAGGAATAGATGCTGTGCTTAGTTCAATAAGCTTTAAGCGTAAATTTTCCCAGTCTGCATTGTTGTTGACAAGAGAATAGCTGATTTGAGTAGGTGCGTCAAATTTAGGCAGTGGTATCATCTCAGTGCTGTTACGGTTAGATGTACGTCTTGAAAATTCTGTGTCTGTCATGTTTTTAATTGATTGATTGAAATAAAAGCTTCGCACGAAACGATAGAAAAAGTCAAGCGATTTAGTGAAGTTCTTTTTTCACTTTCATGATGCCAAGCATACTTTCATACGCTTCAAGTTTCGCATCTTTAGCGGCTGTGATTTCGCGAGTGTCGTAAATGCGTTGCTCATAACCAAGATGAAAACAAGCAAAGCCAGACATGATACAGCCTGAAATGAATCCAAAAAAAGCTGCTTCAATCATCGCTTTCTGTCCTATGAAAGTGGTAGTTTTTGCCATCTAGCAGTCTTTCAACTGCATTATGCGTTTGATGCTTCACATCAGCATAGAGAACACCGTCAGGACTCTCTAGCACCATACCGCCAAAACAAGCTACAGTCACTACTTGCCAACCATTGCATAGGTAATGCTCTAGTAGCTCTATAAGCGCTGTATCATGCGAGAATCCATTAAGCCATGCAATCTCATGTTCTGCAAGGGTAGAGGGGATAGCAGAGCCATCTAGGATAAGATATTTTTTCTTATCACTTAAACGCAATTTAAGACCTGTGTTATTCATTACGAAAACCTATCAGTAAAGTATTCCAAAGCTTCATCTTGAGTACCTGCAAAGCACTCATCATCAATCGTGCGAGTAAAGCCACGTCTAGGAAAGTTATTTTCCTGATACATTACTTGCCAGTAGTCACCTTCCATCGAGACTACAAAACTCCAATTACCCGCACTACTAGACCAATCTAATACAGCGCAATATGGGTAGCCTTGCTTTTTGGCATACTTTAGGAAGTCCCCCGCACCATCACAAGCAATGTCATCGCATATACCAGAATCTACAATCATTTCTAGCGTCAACATTTTAATTATCTCCCATAGCTTCATGAATAGCGGTCAGTAAATCTTCAGCTTCGATTGCACCAGATTCTAATTCTGTATAGAACAGACTCGAATCATCGTCCTCGTTCACCCCTATTTCAGAGCATGAAGGAGTATAACCTAGCCTTGCAGAAAGAATACTGTAGAGAGGGCATGACATACCTCCATGATAATCAGAGCAATACCAATAAAGCGCTTGTGCTGCTTCAAAATAATTTTCTTTATTGACTTCCATCGTTCCTACTCCTTTGTAGTTTGTAATTGACTTGTCTCATCAGTTGCCTAGTAGTCAGCTAGACAAGACCTCTCAAGGGAGAGGTTTCGACAGTTATAGCTTATGTTTTGCTTTATATTTAGCACATCGTTTTAGATGTTTTTCGATACATTCTAATATCATCACAATCACCAGACAGAGTTATAGAGCCTTACAGGACATTGCAAGGCATGGACAGAAAAGAAGGTTAGGCAGCTTACGCAGTGATACCGATTACCTTAGCAAAGCGCTCAAGTTCATCAGCGCTGATTTTATGGCAACCGATAGTTATACCATTTTCAGATACTTCATTCAAAGTGTAGTTACCAACTCGCACATCAGTAGGCATTTGACGCGCTCTAAATGAGCGATAGAGACGTTCGCACACTTTGACAGGTACAAACGCACCTCTAGAGGTTTCAACACGGCTAGCATCGCTAGGGGATAAGCGTAGCGCGATTGGAAAAGTATGTGCTGATGGATAGTGATGAGAGACACCTTGCAACCAATCGAGACGTTCTTGCTTGCTTCTCTCAAAGGCAAGCCTCTCTTTTTCTGCTTTCTTAGCGTTGGCAGCGTCTAGCGCCGCTTGTAGCTCATCGGTAATCTCGAAAGAGAGCAAAGGGCAGTCAACATCAGACAACTCGAAATATTCCTTGATGCGATTAGCCTTCCTAGCGTACTGAAAAGCCATGTTCTTCCTGTCATCGGAAGTTCGTGAAAACTTCTTGAGACAAGCTGTTTCCAACAGCGCTACATATATATCGTGATACTGTTGCCAGATAGATTCTGGCTTGATGTGTTGAGGTCTATCATCGAGGCTAGAACGCCCCATACCTCTACCCGAACCGATGTACAGCACATCTTGACTAACCCATCTTGGGATATTGTCGTAATCGAAAACCTGTTGCGTCACAGCGCTACGGATATCCGACTGATGACCGCTTGTAGTGTGACTGTAGCTGTAGTTGTTCAAGATAACTACCAAACCTTTGCTAGACTCTCTAAACGCCGCTATAGGCGTGCTGTAGCTGTAGAGAACATCGCCAAAATCACTAGACAGCTTAGAAGGCTTGAAAGATACGTTTGAGCTTCTACCCTCATCTTGAACACGGTTAGCCCAAATATGGATACACTCAGAAGCATTAGAGAATACACGTTTGATACGAGCCATGATATTTTATTCCTGTTTTTACAGTAAGTGATTGAGCGAAAAGAGTCGCTTAGAGCGCTCTTAGCAATACCCAAGCGGAATATAGGTACTGCTAGGAAAGTTCTAATAATCCTGTAAACGTTCTGCTTCTGCTGTTACAGGCACTCTAGCGAGTCTCAACTTTTTAGCTGTTTCTTGACAAGCCATATATGTGTCGAGAGCTTTGCGAGAGTCTGTATCGTAGCCATAGTCGCTACACCAATCATCAAACGTTTGGGCGCTACCTACAGCATCTTGTACTAGACAAGCTAAGATGCTGTCAAATTTTGGGGTTACGGGTTTTGAGACTTGTACCAGAACATCCATATACAATTTATGACGATTCTTTTTAATGTAGTCATAATCCCACTTAGTACCAAGCACAGTCATTCTATCGATATGACGATGCCCTACGCCTGTATAGTAATCAAAGCGTTGACCATTGATGACTACAAGCCAAGCGTCACTATCATCTTGAAAGTTTTTAGATTTTTTATTTCTATCTATATCAGGATTGCGCTGATGCGAGATAAACACTTCATAGATGCCAATTACATCATCAGTTTCAGTACTGCGAGTAATAATATTTTCTGTTGTTGGTTTCATTATAATTCCTAACCTGTAGTTAGTTTGAGCGTGAGTGAAAAGAGCGCTATAAGCGATAGCTACATTGCTCTTGACTGTCTGTAAATTTAAAGCCTACAGACAGTTAGGAAAAATGTCAAGCGATTATTCTATTTTTCCCACCAAAGATTTTGTTCAATTTTTATCAAGTTCATTTTAGAGTTACTTAGAAAGTCCTCCACAATATCGATAGCTTGCCTAGATTTAGATTCTAATTGAAGCCACTGTTCATGGTCTAGTGTCTCATCAGTTTGATTTTCTTCGATACAAGGTAGATTTTGTAGCCAGTCAATTGCTTGTGTTAGTGTCATGATGCAATTCTCTCTCTATATTTTCTATACAAATACTGCCCTCTTGGGTCTGCTTCACGGTAAAGCTTCAAATTAGTTTTGCAATCTGCCCATGATGTTTCAGTACATACAACTTCTACACCGTAGACAGTTCGCTGTAGGATATCGTACAAATCTCTAGTTTTGCGCTGATATCCTTTTTGTTTACATTTTGATTTACCCATAGATGTAAAACCTACTGCTAGAGTCGTTTACAAGTTCACTAGCGAACTCTTCAAGAAGTCTCTCAACTTCTATATTCTGGTTAAAATCTACTTCAATGTCTTTAGAATAAGCTAGAAGCTTACGCCAGCAAGCATTGAATAAATCTACAGAACCATCAAAAGCCCTTGCATAGTCTTTTTTAGACCATGAGATAGACTTCCATCGTTCACGCAAAGCTCTATTGATACCGCGCCCGATTGCTTCATCAAACACGTTCCAAGCGTCACCATGCGATTCTTTTTTACTCTCATACTCATTGATATCGTATGCAGTAAATTCAAAAGGAGAATACCCACGATTGTCAGATTCACAATCATAAGCGATTGCTGTATGTACATCAAGCCAATTTTGGCTTGTCACCTTGACATCCCTAGACTCTCCCATAATGTAACGGTCTACATAACCGCCAATATCTATCAACTCACAATCTTTACCGATACGGTAGCCACGATTGTAGCCCCACGATTTTATTTCTCTTAAAGTTGTCATTAATTCCTTACCCTATAGGCAAGTTTAGAGGTTAGTAGAGATATACACTAGTTAGAGTGAATACTCTTAGCAACACAGTAATTACTATGCTGCTAGGAATAATCACTAATCAGAAATAGCGTAGCAAGTCTTAGTACCTAAGTCTGTATCAGAGTTGTAGTATTCAAAACTATTTAAGAATCTATCAAATCTTGCTTTAATGCGTTGACTAGCAGATAGATGGAAGTCTGAATTATTGACATAGGCAGTTTTGAGTAAATCGTCTTGATGCACTGTGGCAACACCAATCCCCAGAAAGTTTTCAGGGGATACATTGTTACGATAGACTGTGACTTTAAAGCCACGTTTTAGTTTTGCAATTGCTTGTGTCTTAGTGATTTTAATCATTATTTTTTTTGGGGAATAGAAAATAGTTGATAGGGGCAATAACGGGTACGCCCCTTATCCCATAATGTTACATTTTATTTTGTGCTATAGTAACCTTATACAGTAAAGCTTACAGCAACATGAGAAAAAAGACAATCGGTATTTATTACATCGTAAACAACCTTAACGGTAAATACTATATAGGAAGTTCTAAGAATATAGAGCAAAGATTTACTCATCATCGTTATAAACTTAGGTGTAATAAGCACACATCACACTATCTACAACGTGCTTGGAATAAACACGGTAAAGATAATTTTTCTTTTGTCGTAATTTGCGAACTACTACCAACTACAGACAAGAGCTACCTAAACGAACTAGAGCAATACTTTTTAGATAATGCAGACTATGAAAACGTTTACAACTTAGCTAAAATCGTAGGTAGACCGCCCGAAAGAGATATGCGTAAAGAGAAGCATCCTAGATATGGTATGCACACCCCAGAGCATCAAAAACAGGCTATCTCTTTAGCTAACAGAAAATCAGGTAGCGGGATAAAGAAAGTATCTGAAAATAGATATTCCGTAACTTTTAGTGTAAAAGGTAAACTACAAAGTTTGGGGAGTTTCAGAACTTATGAAGAAGCATTAGAGATAAGACTTCTTGCAGAAAAGAGATATTGGGGTAATGATGATTCTATAATCTTACCTAAACCTGTTAAATTACAAGCTAACCAGATTAAGACTGGTCCT